CAAGTCGTGCTGGTGGACACTCTTTGAAGGCTTGGGGTGAGATGTTAGGTTTCCCGAAAGGGGACCACGACGACTGGTCCTGTTTGTCGACGGCGATGATAGAGTACTGTGAGCGTGACGTGGAAGTAACTGAAGCAGTACATAAGCAGCTTGTGACGCACATGGCCGACTTCTCCCAAGAGTCCATTGAGTTGGAACACAAGGTCCAGTTTGCCGTACAACAACAGGAGCGCAACGGGTGGGTACTTGACCAAGACTTAGCTATGGAGCTTTGTGCAACATTTAAGGAGGGCATGAATGACATACAGTCCGAACTACAGGAGATGTTTCCACCCATTGTCGAAGAGAGGTATTCTGAAAAGACCAAGAAGCGCCTTAAAGATAAAGTTACGGTTTTCAACGTCGGTTCACGACAACAAGTGGCAGAGAGACTTGAAACAAAGGGTGCAGTATGGACGGAACTCACGCCAAGCGGAAAGCCCGTTGTTGACGAAAAGACGCTTAAGCAGAACGACCATGTCCCTGAGGCGGCAAAAGTTCTGGAATATTTGTTGCTTCAAAAGCGCCACGCGCAGGTACTCTCGTGGCTGGAAGCTGTTAAGGAGGACGGTAGAGTACACGGAAGAGTCATTAGCAATGGTGCTGTTACTGGTCGCATGACACACCAGAGTCCCAACATGGCCCAAGTACCCGCCAGTCATAGCCCCTATGGTACGGAATGTCGTACGTGTTGGACCGTGCCTGAAGGCAAGAAGTTAGTTGGGTTTGACGCTAGTGGCCTTGAGCTACGTATGCTGGCCCATTACATGAATGACGAGGAGTTTACAAATGTCCTACTTAGAGAAGATATTCATACCAGAAATCAATTGGCTGCGGGACTTGAAACAAGACCTCAAGCAAAGACTTTCATCTACGCTTTCCTCTACGGAGCCGGGGATGCTAAAATCGGAACTATCGTCGGAGGAACTGCAAGAGACGGCAGAACTCTTAAGCAACGATTTCTTAGAAACACACCTGCTCTTGAAAGTTTACGAGAACGCATTACTAGAGCAGCTGGGCGTGGTTATCTTACAGGACTTGACGGACGAAGACTTAGAGTTAGATCAGAACATGCTGCACTGAATACGTTGTTGCAAGCAGCAGGGGCCATCGTAATGAAAAAGGCACTGGTGATTTTGGACGACTACGCAAAGCAGTGGAAACTTGACTACAAATTCATAGGTAATATCCATGATGAAGTACAATCGGAGGTGGTTGAAGAACAAGCAGAGAAATTCGGTTGGCTTGCGGTCGAATGTCTCAAGGCGTCTGGCGTACACTTTAAACTCAGATGTCCACTGGACGGAGAATACAAGGTCGGTACAACATGGGCGGAGACACACTAATGATTAATAAGCAGTGTTACAAATGTAATACAGTGAAACCTGTAAGTGAGTTTCATAAACATAAGCGAATGGGTTACGAGTCTTACTGTAGGGAGTGTCAGAACAACAACTCCAAAACAAGGATGTGGGTTAACGGGAAGTACATACCTAAGTCACATCCTTTGCATAAACCGGGAAAGTACAAAACCTTCGAAGACGCTGCTTTTAGTAGCCTTGAGAAGTACGAAAGCAGTACAGAAGGTCAAGTGTACGTCATAGTCAACCCTAACTTCTCTGAATGGGTGAAGGTTGGGATGGCTGTCGACGCAGCTGACAGACTCAACGGTTACCAAACCTCTTCCCCTTTTAGGGACTATATGTTAAACTATAGTTGGGACGTTAATGATAGACGTGCTGCAGAGTCCGAAGCACACAGTGAACTACAAAAGTTGTACGAAAGACGCAGCGAGTGGTTTAAATGCACACCAGAGCAAGCCCAAGAGGTTGTCTCAGGTCTAGTAGGGAAGTACCAATGAAAAATGTATACACATTAGTAGACGACATTTACAAGCTGGTTAAAACCAAGAGAGTAGACAAAGACGTCGACATCGAAGAGTGCATTGAGCAGTTTGGAGAAAACGTTAAGGACCTCATGCGTAAAGAATTTGGTGGTAAAAGAAACTTTGATGGCCGTAAGCTACGCATGTCCAACATTGGTAAGCGTGATAAGTTTCTGTGGAACCACTACAACAATGTTCAGAAGTCAGAAGAAATGCAAGGACATACCCTTGTTAAGTTCCTGTACGGACATTTGATTGAAGAATTACTACTATTCCTTACGAGGGCATCAGGACATGAAGTTACCGCAGAACAAAAACAGTGTGAAATTAACGGTATTACGGGTTCTATGGACTGTAAAATTGATGGTGTTGTCACGGACGTTAAAAGTGTTTCGTCGTATGGGTTTAAGAAATTCAAAGACGGCACTCTGGCTTACGATGACCCGTTTGGATACGTCGCTCAAATTAAAGGATATGCAAAGGCGGAGGATCAAAAAAGCTTTGGATGGTTGGCGATGGACAAACAAAATGGACACCTAACCTATCTTATGTACGACGAAGAGGACACTCAAGCCCCTGTGCATGAAACCATAGCCTTTGACATCACAGACCGCATTGAGCATGTCCAAGAGATGGTGAAGCAACCAGAGCCTCCTGAGAACTGTTATGAAGCTAAACCAGACGGCAAAAGCGGTAACATGAAGTTGGACATAGGTTGTTCGTACTGTGCGTTTAAGAAAGCTTGTTGGCCCGGTCTACGTGCCTTTTCTTACTCAACAGGTCCAAGGTTTTTAACGGAGGTGGTCAATGAGCCGAAGGTCCAAGAAATCAACATTTAGAAGCACGTTTGAAGAAGATGTCAGCAAGATACTAAAAGGTTTTGACTATGAACCCTTCACCGTCCCCTACACCATTGAGCGCAGTTATCGTCCTGACTTTGTTCATCATGCCTCTGGTGTTCTCGTCGAATGCAAAGGATACTTCAGAGACGGAGACACCAAGAAGTACACCAGCATCAGAGACAGTCTGCCAAGAGAACAGGAGCTTGTCTTCGTACTGATGCAGCCAAACAAGAAGATACGCAAGGGGGCCAAAATGACTATGTCAGAATGGTGTGACAAGGAAGGAATTTTATGGTATAATATAGATACACTACAGGAGTTGATTGACTATGTCACTAACGCTAGAGGAAATTAAGGAACGCCTCTTGAAAACTTTTGACCCAGACGACCTACTGGAGGCCCTACAGATAACCTCAGAAGAGATACTGGACAGGTTTGAGGACAAGTTAATTAACAGACTAGACGTGTTTGAAGAGGAGCTAGAGGATGAAGAAAATGAGTATTGATGATGCGACTCCGGAAGAGTGGGACACTGTTGCTGCACTGAACAATCTATCTATCAGAAAACCTATGAAGGTAGACCCTGTGGACCAACCCGACCACTACAACAAAGGATCAATCGAAGCCATCGAAGCAATCAAAGCGTCCATGCCTAACCAAGAATTCAACGGTTATCTTAAGGGTAACGCACTGAAGTACCTCTGGCGCTACGACTACAAAGGCAAACCAGTAGAAGACTTACGTAAGTGTCGCTGGTACATTGACAGACTAATCAAGGAAATTAATTAATGGACGCATATCAACAGTACATACACAAGTCACGGTACGCTCGTTACCTGCCAGAGGAACAGCGACGGGAGACTTGGGAAGAAACCATAGACAGGTACTTAAACTTCTGGATAGAGAAAGGTAAACTTACTCTGGAAGACGCTAACAGTATCTTTGCAGACATCCACGACATGGGTGTAATGCCTTCTATGCGAGCACTTATGACTGCAGGGGAAGCACTGGACCGTGACAACGTCGCTGGTTTTAACTGTAGTTACTTACCTATAGACCATCCTAAGGCGTTTGACGAAATGATGTACGTCCTGATGTGCGGTACAGGCGTAGGCTTCAGTGTCGAACGTCAGTACATCAGCAAGCTACCAGAAGTAGCGGAGGAATTTCATGACACCGATACCGTTATACACGTCGCCGACTCTAAAATTGGCTGGGCTAAAGCATACAGAGAGCTTATTAGCTTGCTCTATTCGGGTCAGCTTCCAAAATGGGACGTATCTGGAGTACGACCTGCAGGCGCAACCCTTAAGACCTTCGGCGGTAGAGCATCTGGTCCGGAACCTCTTGTCGATTTGTTTAACTTCACCGTTGACGTCTTTCGGGAAGCTCATGGACGTAAACTCTCCTCAATCGAATGTCATGATCTCTGCTGTAAGATTGCACAAATCGTTGTCGTCGGGGGAGTGCGTAGAAGTGCTCTCATCAGTTTGTCTAACCTCACTGACGATAGACTCCGAAGATGCAAATCAGGCCAGTGGTGGCAAGACAATCCACAACGTGGACTAGCCAACAACTCAGCATGTTACACAGAGAAGCCAGACTTTGAGGCATTTTTAAATGAGTGGAAAAGTTTATACGAGTCCCGCTCCGGAGAACGAGGTATGTTCTCTAGAGTTGCAAGTCAAAAACAAGCTGCAAAGAACGAGCGACGAGATGCTACCTATGATTTTGGAACTAATCCATGTAGCGAAATCATCCTCCGACCTTACCAGTTCTGTAATCTATCAGAAGTTGTTGTCAGGGCGTCCGATACGTTGTCAGACCTCAAACGAAAAGTACGTGTTGCAGCTATCCTTGGGACTCTTCAGGCTACCTTGACTGACTTTCGTTACCTACGTAAGGTGTGGAAGAACAACACCGAAGAAGAAGCACTACTTGGTGTGTCGTTGACGGGTATCATGGATCATCCAACTCTATCAGGAAGGAGAGACAAAGGTGTTCTCAAGACTTGGCTTACTGAACTCAAAGAAGAAGCGATTAAAGCTAATGCAGAATGGGCGAAACGCCTTGGTATTAATGTGTCTACCGCCATTACTGCTGTTAAGCCTTCCGGTACTGTTTCTCAGCTTGTTGATTCTGCTTCTGGTATCCATCCTAGATACTCAGATCAGTACATTAGACGAGTAAGAGCAGACTCAAGAGACCCCCTGTGTCAGGTCTTAGAAGCCGCAGGAGTGCCTGTAGAGGACGACGTCATGTCACCCACTACCAAGGTATTCTCCTTCCCCATAAAGTCCCCTGACGGGGCTGTGGTGGCCTCTGAGATGGGTGCAATGGAGCAGTTAGAACTTTGGGAGATTTATCAGGACTACTGGTGTGAACACAAACCGTCCATGACGTGTTACTACCGTGATAATGAATTCCTAGAGGTAGGACAGTGGTTGTACAACAAGTTCGACAAAATTAGTGGCATTAGTTTCCTGCCCTATTCCGAACATACGTACCAACAGGCTCCCTATGAACCTATTGACATAGAAACCTACGAGAAGCTGAAGGAGGAATTCCCAGAGACGATTGACTGGAGTATCTCTGAGAACTCTGATATGACAGAGGGGTCACAGCAGTTGGCCTGCACGGGCAACAACTGCGAGTTGTAAACTTAAGGGGGGCCTTAGTGCCCCCTTTTTTATTACTGCGTTAACATACCACGAGTTGCAATAGTACCACCTGCTCTTTCCAAAGCTTCTATAGTTCTGCCTGTTTTGTCTGCAGCAATAAACTCTTGAATCTTTTGTTGAGTCGGTAGTTGTCCAGCAATGGCTTTTTGAACACTAGGTTTAGCTAACGCTCTTCCACCAACTTGTCCTGCCACATACGCTCCTGCAACACCTGCTCCGACGCCTAAAGGCCCTCCTCCCATAAGACCACCTAACGTACCACTAGCAGCCATAGTAAAAAACCAACTAGGATTTGAACTAGACTTGAGCTCTTTGAGTTTGCCCAGTTCTTTTTCAAGCACTGTTATTTCAGAAGTTGTCTGCTCAATCTGTTTATTATTTCTAGCAATATCTTCAGCAAACTGAGGATTATTTCTTATTCTAAGTTTCTTTTGGTCGTTCTCAGCCTTAAGTCTTTCTAACTTACTCCTTAACCCTTTGTTATGGTCAGCAATTGTTTTTTCTATATTTTTAGCCTTCTGAACAGCAAGTGCTTTAGCTCTTCTAGAAACAGACTTTTCAATGGCTTTATGATCTACTTCGAGTTCCCTTGCTTTTTTATTCAAAGGACCTGCAGCGTAACGGCTGTCCCATTTGTTATTACGACTAACAGACTTAATCCAGTCGCTCTCGTCAAAAGCACCTCTCTTAGTTGTTGTTTGAGCCTTTTCAATAGCGTCACGCAAAATAACAGTAGTTTTCCATTTGTCACTTTCGAGTTTAAAACTTCTAAGCTGTGTTGGTGTTAACTGACTTTTAATAATTTCGTCTAACTCGTTTTGTAAACCATAAAGAGCAAATTTAGTTTGGTCGTCTGTCTGTTTATATGCCAAAGAACCTAACTGAGCACGTATTTCAGACGCCTTTTCGCCATTTAATCTACTGTTTTTGTCCTTAAATGCTTTTACATTGTCAACAACTTGACTAAAGATTTTCATAACAGGAACATTGCTTGTTACGTCTACTTGTAAAAAAGGACTTTTTTCTATACGCTCTTTAATTGCCTGCTCAAGTTCGTTCTTTTTAAACCTGAAGGTTTTTTGCTTAATCATAGAATAACCAAGCCGCCCCCAAGTTTTGTCTATTTCTCTAGCCGCTTCACCCGGTGTTTGTTTAGACAGTACAGCAGCTAAATCGTCCTGAGTAGATCCTGAAGGCATAGCACGAGCATACGCTTCTGTTCTAAAGTTGAGTCTAGATGCGTCTAAAGCATCTCCAGTTAATTTTAAGGCTTTAGAAGCTATCTCTTCTGCTTTCTTTGATTGAAAAGAACTTAACTTGCTTTTTAAAGACGTACCTTTTTCTTTAGCCGCTTCTCTAACAACCCTTTGACTTTCTGAAAGCTCATCTCTTGCTTTTTGGAAAGCGTCGTTCATTGCTTCTGTGCTGCGAGCTTGAGTTTCTTTTAGACCTTCCTTTAGTTTTTTGTCAAAAGCTTTTTTACTTTCTAACAAGTCGTCTACTTTACCAATTATTTTTTGTTCCTGAGATCTTATTGGTCCTTTACCGCCGAAAGAAGGAGCAACTATGTCTCTATAAAATGTGTGTAAAGTCCCTTCAGCACCTTCAGGATTACTAGCAGCGATAGTTAGTGGTACAAAATCACCGTCAGCGTCTACTAAGTCACCGTCCACTCTACGACGATAAAGTTGAGAGCCTGCTTTACCTATAAGTGAAAAAGCAGCAGTACCTCCAGCGCCAAACATAGCACCTGTTTGTAGATCAGCTAATCTTTCGCCTTCTTGAGCAGCACCAGCACCGTAGACAGCTCCCTCTGCAGCAGAAAGACCTATACGACCTAATGTAGTTCCTGCACGTAGAGCAACAGCAGGCGTTGCGAAACCACCTGCAATGTCTGCCGCCATAGCTGCTTTTGGGTTTCTTTCGGCAAACGCCCGTTGTCTCTCGTCGTATTCTTTCTTTCTTTTGTTGTATAACTCTTGGGTTGAGTTTTCTTCATCTGAATCAAGTAAAGAACTTGTCCAAATAACAGCTTCATCTCCCCAACCTAAAGCAGCACTTGAAAAGAAACGTTGTGCAGCAAGTACAGAATCTTCATCAGTCCATCCGGTTTCACGAATGTAAGCCTCAGATTTTTCTAAGTCCTGAACTTCTATCTCATCCGCAGCTACCTGAAGTTTTTGACGAACAAGCTGTTCAAACTCCTGTAATGAAGGGTCAATAGCCATTGTTTGTTGTGTAGACGGGTCTTCGTCCCTAATATATGTATCTCTTAAAGCCACGATGACTCTCCTTAAGGAAGTGAAATAGTAATTTCGTTGGTGTTCTTAACTTCTTCCCATAATTCTATGGCACTTTTTTCGGCCTCGAGCATTTCTAAATAACTAGCAGGGAGTTGTTTTTTGTTCACCATGTCTTTTTCTACGCTCCTAATTACTTGTAAAGCCTGAGCTGCCGCCATGTCGTCTTCAGGCAATGCCCTTAACATTTCTTTAATTTGGTTTACTTGTACAGAATAATCTTGTTCATAGGCAATTCTTTGTTCTTCTGCACCTATAGCTCTAGTATATTCTTCATAACCCATTGCTAAAGGGTCTTTTGTTCTTACCATATAAGTTTTACGTTCTCGTAAATACCTTTCTTGTGCTTCCTGTAATTTTACAAATCCTCTTAGAATTCTTATTCTGTCTTCTGGATTATAATCGTTCAAATTAGGAGAAGCGCTCAAAGCTAAAGCAACGTCTCTGTCCGAAGCAGGACCTCTAGGAAGAAGCTCAAGTGCTGCTCCCATTTGTTGCTTATTAAGACGAGATCTTAAGAAACTGTACTCATCTGCTAAACCAGCAACGTTCTTGACTAAAAACTCACGTGCACCACCTGCAACACCACCTAAAGGAATATCCGCTAATCGTTCCGCTTGTTGTACTATATCTCTAAGTTCAGCTGTTTTTCTGGCGGCTTCTCGAGCATCCCCAGTGGCTCTATCAACAATTTTCATCCCTGTTACAGTTTGCAAACCAGTATCTCGAGGTTCACTAGGTTCTACTTCACTTCTACCTATTGTTTCTGTTTCTATATCACCTTCATCATTTCTAAAAACAGCAATGTCTTCATTATATCCTTTTTCTTCGCTATAAATAGAACGAATCTGAGGAGCTGCTCTAGTACCACGAACGTCCTTTTGTTTACTTAAAAACTCTCTTAGACCCTTAACATCTTGTGTATCAATCAGAGACCTAACGTAAGCTTCACTACTTACTGGGTCTTTGTTTTTAGCAGCCTTTTGTAAAGCAGCAGACGATAAAGACCCTAATGCGTCTTTTTCTCTTTGTCTTGCTTCTTGAGATCTTCTTTCTTCTCTCCCCGCAACAATTTGAGCAGGAGTAACACCTGAATTAATAAGACTTTGTTCTACTTCAGGAGTAAAGCCTTCTTCACCAGTAATAGCAGCCATCAGACCTTGTGAGCCTTCTATTTGTTGCATCCGTACATTTGCCTGTTGTGCTGCTTGAGCAAACTGTTGTGACTCTTTAGTGTAACCTAAAGCAGCTAGTTGTTGTGAAACACGAGACAGGTTTACAGGGTCATTATTAGCCATAGCAGCCTGACCCATTTTCATAATCTCGTTAAACTCATCCTGTCGTCGTTTCTGTTTCATCTGACCCGGAACACCACCAATGGCAGCACCAAGGTCAAACATACCTTGTGCCATGGTTGGTCTTGCTAAACCAGCCAGTACTTGTTCTGAAATTCTAGCCATGATTATATTCCTTCTTATGTCGTGCTAAAGAGTCCGCCAAGACCGCCTTCTGCAAGAGAAGAGCCAAAGCCACCAGCAATGTTAGCTTGTCCTAGACCTGCCGACAACAACGCATTAAGACCAGCAGCATACGTTTCTCCGTAAGACTTAGCTTGTTCCGACATCGCTGCACGACGTTGTTCTGCTGCAGTCATTCCGGGTGTTATTGCACTCAAGAGTTGTGCCTGAGGTACGTAACTAGCACCTAACATGCCTGTCCCAAGTTGTGACTGACGCATTTGCTCTGTTCCTGCAAATTCCATAGCTTGTAGTATTGCTTGGTTACGAGCTTCTTCCTGAGCCTTAGCAAGCGTCAATGCTTCTGGAGTACCACCAAAAGCAGCTGTTTGAGTGCCTAAACGTCCCTGTGCAGCCAGACGCTGCTCCAGTGCTAAACGCTCACGTTCCTGACTAGGACTCATAGCAGTCATCATACGGTCAAACACTTGCTGCTCACGCTCTGCTACAGGCATAGCTGCTTGGTCAAAGAACATACCCGACTGTTCAAACCGACGACGTTGAAACTCCTGCTCTTCAGGAGACATCTGAATGCCGTACTGCATCTCACCCGTAGTTGGGTCTTGAGTCATGCCAAACCTACCGCCAGTAGCTGTTGTTACTGTGTAGGGTTGAAACTCAAGCATGCCTGAGATTCTTTCGGCTAACGCTGGCTGACCTTCGTAACCAGTAGAAAAACGCTCAAAGGCTTCTCTTCCTATGTCTCCTATGTCCTCGTAGCCTTTATAAGCTAATGCGGCTCCTGCTGCTGTAGCGCCTCCGCCTATTAAACGCTCAATATCTTCCCAGTCCATTAGTAAGTACCTCCGTCAATAGTTCCTGTCGACAGTGTACCTGTAAACGTCAGTGCAGGAATGGTTACTGTCCCTGTAAATGT